CTCTCTGCCGTCTTTCGTGGTAAAGATTGTTGCCCCGGAATTGTATGCCCAGTTCATTATTGCCTTGTACTCTTCGCTTGGGTGGGAGTTGTCCCTACCCTTTACACCAGTACCAAACTCAATGTACTTGCAATACCCTCCGGCACTTATGATTCCAACTCCCTCTGCCTCATCCAGATAACCGATAATGGAAGATCTTGCCGTACCGGTATCAACCGGAACTAACTCCTGTGCCTTTTCAACTCCGAGGTCTGTAAGTCTCTGTATAAGTTTCTCTGCGCATTTGTGTATACGCTCTTTCCGCTTTTCCAGTTTCTTAATAGCCTCATCTATGCTGTCCGGGTCAAAGGGATTGATCGTTATTTTGTCCTGCATGGATATTCCCCTTAATCTTCCGTATCGCCCATAGATTCTGTTGCAAATCATGTTTCGGGCAGACACATATATAATCCGGTTCTGTATCTGTGGAACCGTCCTCGTTGAGAATAGGAACCACATCTATGAAGAGTTTTGAGTATTCATCAATCGGTAATTTCTGTACGGTTGATATGGTCTTGTCGTAGACAATATCTTTACCAAATGGGGAGTCCTCGGCATTTCCTGAGTTCGGACTTACTCTCGCAAGCACACGAACCGGATTTGAATACTTCGGTATGCTCTCCCCGGTAAGGTTGCCATCATCGTCCACTTCATCCACCGTTCCGTCATAGGTCTGGTAATAAAAAGGGACTTGGTTCAATCTGAGGTCTTTAAGTCTCAGCTTCGGCATTGCCATCCCTCCTTAACAGACCGACATAGGTTTTGGGTGGGATCTTCGCCAAGGCCAACTCAATATCTTTCTTGCCTGTCTGTCCCCAGTTCCGGGTAACTCCAAGTTCTGTGTGAGATACAAGTCCGCCCCTCGCATCGTCAGAGTTTATGGCTTTCGCCAAATCATAGATTTCAAACTCATACCGGTTATAAAACCTCTCCAACTCTGCCTCTGTCGGAATATCATCATCCGCCCAAAAGTGTTGATTTGCAGCCTGTTTCTGAGCTTTCACAAGGAGGACGGCAATCTGTTCGTCAGTGAGAGTTTCATCATCTAAAATGACTTTCAATAATTTAGCGTCCATAATCCGTCCTCACTTTCTTACCCTTGCTGAGTTAAAAACTCTGCGATCAGCTTTGCTTTTACGGTTTCTTTCATGTCATACCCACGTTCCGTTGCGATAGCCTTAATCTGTGCCACTGTCAGAGCATTAAGTTCTTTCTCTGTATACTTCTTTGTGACATCAGTAATCGTCTCTTCTGTGCTCGCATCTGATGATGTGGAAACAGAAGAATCGGCTACGATACGGGAACCACCGTCAAGGGTATGACCTGTTATTCCCCCGGTTTTGTGGTTGCTGTCAGTTTGCTCGGAAGATCTGTGGAAATATTTGTGAACTTAGCACTCATCCACTCAGGACCGTGATCCAAACCAATCTGTCCGAAAATCTGATATGTTTCTCCTGC